GCCCTACAAAGCAATCAAGGAGAAGACCATGCTGATACTCACCCGCAAAGTCGGTGAAAGCATAAACATTGGTGATGACATCACGATCACCATCCTCGGAGTCAGCGGCCAACAAGTCCGCATCGGCATCAACGCTCCGAAAAACGTGGCAGTGCACCGTGAAGAAATTTACCAACGCATCCAGGCCGGCCTGACCGCTCCGGACAAGCCGCAAACGCCCTGAGCCACTTTGCATTACGTAGCCAGTCCTATTGCCGTCGCGCAAGACTGGCTAAAGATTCACGCGCCGTTTAGCCAACCGCATTTCACCCCGCTGGGCACGGCGCCTGAAGCATGCTGACTCCTTTCACTTGCCCCTCCCTCCTTTCTTGCGCCGATATTACCTTTCACTCCTGAAGCTGGCTGTCGGACGTTTCCGATAGAGCACGGCGAATTTCGCCTTCTAAGCGAATATCACGCCACGCGCCATGCCTGTCGCCGCGATCATCATCAGGATCAGCAGCAGCGCTTCAACATGACTGATTCGCGCGTACAACTTCGCACGTCCGCTATCAAGCGCCGCACCGCGCGAGGATGCGATGCGGCATTTGATCAGCGTGATCATCGGTGCCAGCTCCATCAGCAGGATCAGCAAGAACAGCGTCATCTTCAGATGAAACAGCGGCTGATGCAGGTAATAGTCAGAGCCTTTCTCGTAACCACCAAACGCACGCATTGCTCCGGTGATAAGCAGCGTCAAAGCTGAAAGCCCCCAAAGGTTATCCGCGAGCAGAACGCGCTTGACCTCTCCCGTGCCCGCCGAGAGTTTTCGGAAAGCTGTGCCGCGCGTCAGCGCCGCCCAGAAAGCCAAGGCAAACGCGAATAGATGAATAGCGGCAAGGACCCACTGACTCAGCATCGACGCACTCCCTTATAAAGAGTTGAAAATCGGCCAGTCAGTAGTAGACGAAAAAACCGCGCCTCGCTTGGAGGTGATGGAGGGATAGGCGCCCAAACGCCAAATCGCAGGCAAAAAAAATCCCAAGCAGCTGATGGAAGCTTGGGATTTAAAAATGCATAAACCGTGGTGGTGAACGCGGAACGGATGTTACTTAAATTCCCAACATGCAACAAGGCTTTTTCGATAACCGGTTGGAGAAAAAGAGCTGTAAGCCTTTGGATATTCAGGTGTTTTCAACAACGAAATGGAAGAAGAATGCACCAAAATGGCGCTTGATCATTTTGCGCAAACAGTAATGAATAGAGAGCTGATCAGAGCGAAGCGGAAAGGACCGGGAACAAGCGTTGCGCAAATCACAGACAACAAAAAAGGGCTCACCTTTCGGTGAGCCCTTCCAGACCGCCCAGCAGAGCGGATTTTGTTTGGTAGGCGCGATTGGACTCGAACCAACGACCCCCACCATGTCAAGGTGACCCCGAAACACACGCAACCCATTGATGCATAAAGGAAACACACCGAAATTTGCAGGGTCAAAAACTGACCTTACCCGCTATAAGAATCAACAACTTAGCGCTGTATTTTCCTACAGTGCTCTACCCTTCTCCGGCGTTCTGCCGATCAAATTTCTCTCTGCTATTCTGGTTTCGTCCAAGGAGGAAACCAATGCCAAACTCTGATCTGCTCCCTTCCCTACTGTTCAAAATCAACGAAAACCAGCTCGCCCTTGAAGCCGCCATCATGGAGCTCACTTTATGGGTCGAGCAGCGCGGATCCGCCGATGTCGCCGAAAACGTCCGAAGCTCTCTCGCCGCGATCGATCGAAATGAAGAATTCATCAAAATGACGTTGGCTGTTTTGATGGCGCCGGACTGACAGTTCGTCGCCGCAGCCTCGCCTACGTTCCGCCTCTCGATTACTGTATATGCAACCAGTATCCAGTAAGGCACTCACGTGGACCCCCTCTATATAGAAGACACCGACGATTGGCTCGGCAACCCGACCCCGCTTGAAACCTGCCGACACCAGCTCAGGATGTATGAAAACGAATTCGAGGCTCTCATCCTAAAGCTCGCTCGCGCGCTGGCGAATATCGAAGGACTGGTCAGAGACAATGACGCCCTCACGGAGGAGAGAAACTCTCTCAAGGCCAAGCTTCAGCACGCCGAAGGGGCTTTGCTAAGCGAGAGGCGACGATTCGCCGACGTCGAGCACAACAGGAACCATCTGTTAAATGAAAACCAGCGCCTTTTCAGAGAAGCTCGAGATCGGGGGGAATTCGCAGGTCATTGCGAATGCTGCGCCGAAAAAGGTTTGTGACGAAGCCTTCCCTTATGGGTCTACGCTGAATCAGATCCAGCCGAGGGCATGGCAATGTGCGGACGACTTTCCCAGTACAGCGGCATTCACGACTTCGTGGCGGCGCTCAGCATGCCGAACGCGCTCATCAACTCGACCGGCGAGCAACCCTTTGAGCGGTACAACGCCGCGCCAACCACTCAGCTCGCCCTTTTCCATAAGGAAGGCGAGTTTCTGCATGCAGATATGGTCCGCTGGGGATGGCGACCGCATTGGGCAAAACACCGAGCCGCGCCAATCAATGCACGCGTCGAGAAAGTCGCCCATGGCCCTTTCTTTCGCGCGATCTGGCCGCACCGGGCAATCATCGCGATCAACAACTGGTTCGAGTGGTTAGACGAAGGGGGGCCGAAGAAGCAGCCCTACCTGATCAGGCATCGCGACCAGTCCCCGATCCTCTGCGCCGCGATCGGCCAGTACCCGAACGAAGAGCACGGCCCCGGCGAGCACGACGGCTTTGTAATCATCACCGCCGACAGCGCCGGCGGCATGGTCGACATCCACGACCGCCGCCCGGTCGCTCTTCCGCCAGAGCTCGCGCGGGAATGGTTGGACCCAGCCACGCCCAAAGAACGCGCCGAACAGATGGTGCTGCATGAGGGCGAGCCATCAGAGGCTTTCGAATGGTTCAAGGTCGATCGCGCCGTGGGCAATGTACGCAATCAACAAAGCGGATTGATCAATCCGATTGATGAAAAAGCTGAATGATTTAATGCTGAGAAAGTGTCTTCAGGTGCTCCACCAGCGCAGATTCGAAAATGATATAGAGCCTTTCAGCATCGCCAGCGCGCAGGGCGCCGGCGGTTTCCAGCCCAAGCACGAAGCCTTCTGCCCGTGCTCCCGCCTTTACCGCCGTGATCATCGAATCCGTCCGGACGATCTGCGCCAGCAGGCGATCGGCCTCTCGCTGCATTTTGTCGCCCATCACTACGCCTTCCACAACGATTCACCCTTTGTATTCACTGCGACATCCAATACATCACCGCCAGGACGACCGTAACCCAAACGAGGGTCATCAAAAACGAAAGCCCTGCGAGTCGCTTGTCCACGTAGATATCGCCATCATCAAAAAGGAATGATGGTTCAAGACCAAAGGCCCTGCAAGCGTGGCGGAGGGCCATCAATGTTGCAAGTTTCGCACATAGTCCTGGCACGCCTGCAGCGCGATCAGTCCGCGGTCACCGGTGTCGGTGATGGCGATAATTCGTTGAGCATGCGCCGCGTCAAGTCGGGCTCGTACGGCTGCATGATCCACGCCGCCGGCGCCGGAGGCTTTTGGCACGTCACTGCTACCGGCTGAATCCGCGTCGATGAGGACTGACAGCCGCAGATCAGCAGTGGCAAGGCGATCGCGCAGGCGATTCTGGTCACGTTGGGCATCACTCAATTTCCTGTAATGGGTTTGCTCACTGGCCGCCAGTCGCTGCTCGAGCGCCAGGCGCTTGTCCTGCTCGGCCTTCTGCGACTCGGCGCTGGCCGCGGCAAGCTGATTCAGCGTCTCGCCGTTGAGCCTGGCCTGCTCGGAGAGCTGCCGGTCATAGCGCCAGTCCTGGAACTGCCAAGCGCTGCCAAATCCAGCGAGCACAATCAACAACACACCGACCAGTTTCCACGGCAACGCCATCACGGCACATCCTTGAAGAAGACGTGACCACCCAACTTCAGCGTCTGCTTCGCCTTTGCCGCCCAGGCCGGCGCCTTGATGGTGGTGGCGTAATAATGGGTGGCACCTCCGGTGGGATCCGGCACCTTGCCGTCGATCACCTGGTCCGCCGCGATACGACACTGCGCCAGCTCGCGGAACGGGATCTGTTTCATGCCGATCAGGAACTGATAATTCGGGTCGGTCTTGTTCCAGCAGCTGAACTGCCACGGCTTTTGGCAGACGCCGGCATAGCCTTCACCCCACCAAGACTTCTCCTTTCCGTCGAACACGCGATTGCGGACCGTCCAGGCCACGGCGACTTGGCCGGCAGCGCCTTCGCCGCGCGCCTCACCCCACAGCGTGCGGGCAAGGATGTCTCGGTCTTTCTCGGTTACTGGCATCACTTTTCTCCAGGCAAAAAAATACCCGCTCGATGGCGGGGCTCTTGTGTATCGCTTATCGTCACTCTGACGTCGGCGACTCTGCTGCGGGCTTCAGGGCATTCAACTCCGCGCGCAGCTCTTTGACTGCACCCATGAGGTCAGTCACCAAAGTCATCACGTCCAGAGATTGAACGCGAGGTGTACCGTCTTCGTTCAGCTCATCTTTTTCACCAATGACGGCCAGCGGATTCACCTGCTGCGCCTCATGGGCGATAAGACCCTGACGTGTACGTCCATCGTCACTCCAGACTTCAAACGTTTTGTGGCGGTATGTAACGACGCGGTACGCGTCAATTCGGTCGAGAAAGCTCACTCCTGAAACCGTTTGGATCAATTTTTTAATTCGGTAATCGGACGTGTTGAACGCTACGTTACCGATAAAAGTTGAGCCCACCCACGCTTCGAAGTTACCTGTCCAGTTGAAGTTATAGGGCTGGCTAAATGCGCCACCATTGATACCTTGGCGCCCTGATATTCCTCGTGGTCGTACATACTCAGGAACGGTCAGATTGCCCGCATAGTCATAGATCAAGCGGGGGCCGCCTTGGGTGTTAGTAGAGTTAACAGTTCTCCAGGTGAACCCCCCTGTTCCGCCCCCTTGGTTTATCGTGAAGTTTCCTTCGCCAGTACCTTGTTCGTTCCACCCAAAGTACATGCCTTGTGTAGCTGCATATCCGCCGGCTCCTGCACCCACTCCCACCTCATTGAATCGTGGCCGTCCGTTATTGCTAGAGGTGCCTCCTAACGTCTGAGAAAGTGGAGTGGTCAGACCTGTCAGCGATGTAATGTCACTATTTGGCCCTTTCATCGCCCGCGCGGTGACCTGCGCCTGCAGCTTTCCGATTGCAGCCAATAAGGTGTCGGTTGCGGCAACCACTGTCGATGTGGCCGTGCTCAAGCCGGCCAATACCGACTGCAAAACCCTAGAAGCACTGAAATATTTGTTCGTGGCCCCCTCAGGTACAACGTCTGTATCCAGAGTCGTCGATCCTGTGCCGCCTTTGAGAACTGGAAGGATGTCGTAGTTGCCAGTAGTCCCGAGCGCCGCCAGCTTCTCGCCGTAGTCGTTGAGGATGGCTTTGACCTGGTCGCCCAGGTCTTTCTGATAACCCTGCACCGGCATGATCGAGTAGAAGCCGCCAGTCGCTGTCGGGCCTTCGTAGTTCGGCGAGATCGACAGAGCGGTATTGCTGGCGATGTTGGTCACCTCGTACCAACGACCGTCCGGCCCACGAAAGCCATCGCCGACCCGGCTGTTGGCGATGAACGCAGTGTTTGTGCCGATCACCGCGTTGGAGTTTTGGGTGACAGAGACCGTTCCCGTCTTGTACCAGGGCATTGTGTATCTCCAGAAATGAAAGACTCAGGCCAGCAATCTGGCGCAGAGGAATGGGCGGTGGCCCTGATCGGTCCAAGCGGTGAACGCGAGGCTGTACATCATGATGCGGTTGTTTGCGTAATCGACCCCAAGAGCGCAGCCGCCGCCGGAGCCGTCGTTGTGGCAGTTCATCGTGAACGGGTTGAGCGATACGAATTCCCCTGCACCAAGGCTTTTGCTGATCCCCCACAGGTATCTGCGCCCAACGCTCAATTGCTCAGTGCCGAGGTAGGTCCAATTGCCAGCGGCAAACGTCACGACCACAGCCGGCGCTCCGCTGTCGTAAACGAGCGTTCCTGCGCCGTCCCACAGTCGCAACCCATACGCGGCAGTGCCCATCGAAGCCCAAGCGGCAACAAAATATTGACCGCTCAGTGTTTCGTTGACCCTGGACGCGTTCATGGAGAACCCGGTCCAGTTACCCGGTCCGCCGGTGAACCAAACGGAAATCGGAACCTGGATCGCTCCTCCCTGATCAGGTCGAATGAAGACCATAGGCGGGTCCACGCTGGTGACTGCCCTAGCAAATACGCCGGACGCGCTTGCCACCCCTGAATACGTGCCTCTGGTGAGGACGCACAGCCTTGGAGCCTCCGAGTCGATCTGGACAAACGAATTGTCGTTGATGCTCTGAAAGCCGTAGCTCATGTCGAATACCTGATTGCGTAGGCTTTGGCGACGACCCTTGATTGAATCGTGGCCGCGCCGGCGGAAGGGTTTTTAGGCAGAACAACAACCTGACCTGCCGACGTGGTCACATAGGGGTAGGACTTCTGATTTCCAGAACCGTCTGCTTCCGACGATTGCACGTCCTGTGCCCTCGTCGGGATGATCATGAATACGCAATTGGCAGGATTGAAACCGGGAATCGCGATTGTGTAGCTGGGCACAGTCCCACTGAAGTCAATCACGCCCTGCCAGATCACCTGATAGGTGAAGCTGTTGGTGTCCATAGCGAGCTGACCGCTCTCGTTAAAGACACGCAGTCCAAATAGCGCCATTGATTACCCCAGATAGCCGAGACGAACACGCAACACGTTGCTGGCGTCGTAGACCGAGACGTTCAGTGAGTTGATCACCAGACGCCCCTGCCCAGGAACGATGCCGTTTATTTCCAGCGTGCCATCTTTGTTCAGGATCCAGCCTTGCTGGCCGGCGATGTAGTTGGTGGAACTGATGTAGCTGCCAATCTTGGCGTTGGTGATGGTTCCGTCCTGAATGAACGCCGAGTTCATGAACACCTGCCCGCCCTGCACGGCAAACGGCACCGCGATCGCACCGCCGGCAATGGTGTTGACGATGGCGAAGCGATCAGCGCTGACCAGAAACTGGCTTTGCAGTCCGGCGCCGGTGTTCTCGATCCCGAGACCGATGCCGGCAGCGACGTACTGCCCATTCGCCGTGACCTGCATCTTCACCGACCACATCGTGCTCAGCTTGCCGGCCGTATCCGCGTAGGCTGTTGACGTCTGCTGAATGGCCGCCGAGTTTTGCCCGACGGAAACATTCAACTGCTCGATCTTCGTCGCGGTCGCCGATTCGTTCGTGGCCACCACCTCCTCCAGTTCGGTGATGTTCGCCGCGTTCTCGCCGATTTTTGCGTCGAAGGTCGTAACGCGCCTTGCCATTGCCTCGTTCTCGGAGGCGCGAACCTTCGATTCGGAAGCGATCGCCGCCGTGCTGGTGTAGCTTTTGATTGCGTCCGCGAGATCGCCAGCGCCGTCATCGTCTCGGTAGGAGGCGCGAAGCGCTTCGAATGCGGTGGCTTGAGCGGTGACCACACCGTCGATCTCGGTAATATCGGCGGTGTTGGTTGCCACTTGCTGGGCGAGACCATTGGCAGTTTCCACCGTCTGTCCAACATCGAGCCAGTAGAGCGGATTCGGCGGCGGCATGTTGAACGGAACCGGACCAGTCGCCTGATAGATCCGTTTGCCCTGCACCACCAGGTCGTACTCGTCATAGGTGGCATCGGGGTTGTACCCTTTCAGGCCGTCGAGCGCGTCGATCTGCGCCTGCAAGCCAGGAATCTTCTCGATTTCTGCCAGCAGATCCTCGCCGAGTTCCGTCTCGGTGATTTGTCCGGCGATCATTTCCAGAATGGCAGCGGCATCCGAACTGGATTGGCCCTGCACACCAAGCCCAATCGGATACCACGGCCCGATGTTGCCGATCTTGTCGACGATGCGTCCCCAGAAATAGAAGGTCTCGCCGGCGCGCAGGCCGAGCATGGAGAAATCGCTCTGCGGATAGGCCAGGTCTGTCAGCTTGGTCGCGGCCTCAAGATCGGTCGTCGGCCCGTACCAGATCTCCGTGCGCTGGCTGTCCTCGGCGCCAGCAGGGAATCCCCACTTGAGGTAGATGCCGAACAGCAGCGGCGTGGCAGTCAGGAACGCCAGCGCCGGGGGCAGCCCCTGCTTACCGCTGAGGCTGGTCAGGATAGAGTTGCGCCACGGCGATGTGATGTCGAACGCGCTCACGGCGCGAACACGGGCCACGTAGGCGCCGGCGTAGATGCCGACCACGTCCACATTGGTCATGCCGGTGCGCTGCAGCTTGATCCAGTTGCCGCTGTCCTTGCGCCACTCAACGTCGTAGCCGACCGCACCATCCACGGCTGGCCAGGTGATCGTCATGGTGGCCACGGCCAGACCCTGCACAACCGATGAAGTCGACGACAGCGATACGCTCGCCGGCGCCGGTACGACGGTAATCGGGATCACGCTGATCGGGCGCTCTTCTAGTCGTGCACCGGTGTCGATGAAAGCGAACTTGCTCGGTTCAAACTGGAGCGCGCTGATTTCGTAATCGCCCTCGGTGGTGCGCTTGGTGCGCAGCACCCGATACAGCGGGATTGCCAGATCATCGGCGTCGAGCGCCCATTGCAACTGCACCACCGGCGGTTCGCTGTAGGCGACCGTCACGGTCACGGCGCGGCCGTTGACGCCCTGCACGGTTCGACCTTCGGCGCGGCCGCCCGGGAGGTTGATGATCAACCGATCGCCAGCCTTGGCCTGAGTGTCGCGATCGAGCGTGATAACCCGCCCCGCCACCGCCGAGATGCGGCCGCCCACCTCACGACCAGCCAGCAGCGAATCCGCCACTGGGATGATGTGTCCGGGCAGCGGGATCACGCCCTCCATACCGGTCTTGAACGAAACGGTGCGGTCTTGGTTGTTGCTGAGGATCGCCCACTTGCCACGGCGCTGTGCCTCGGAGGCGCGCGTGCAGCCAATGGCGCTCAGCTCGGTCGGCCGGTCGCCGTAGCGGCGCTGGAGATCCAGATCGGCGAACGGGATGACGTCAGTGTCGTAGTTGTTCGCCGGGTTGTCGTAGCTCACCAGCGCACGGGTGTAACGGGTCTTCGCCGAGGCGCTGCCATAGGAGAACTTGCCATCGATCACGTTGGACCGGGTAAAGACGTAGTCGAAGTCCTGCGCGCGCGGCATGTCCGCCTGCATCACCAGCTGGCCCTGAGCCCAGTACGTCATGCCCCGGTAGATCGCCGAGATATCGCGCAGCAGCGACCAGGCATCAGCCTTGCCCTGCAGGTTCATGTCGCAGAGGAAGCGCGGTTCCTGCCCGCCCAGTCCGTTCGGCACCAGCTGATCGCAGTATTGGGCGATGCGGTACAGCTCCCACTTGTCGACCATGAACGGCTTGATTCGCTTGCCCAGCCCGAAGCGGTCTTCGGTGCAGATGCCGTAGGTGATCCATGCCGGGTTATTGGTCCAAGCCGACTTCATCGAACCATCCCACGTCCCGGTGTAGGTGCGCAGGATTGGGTCGTAGTTGCTCGGCACCATCCAACGGCGGGCCTTGCACTTCACGGTCACGGCCGGGATGTTGGTGAACTGCTCGGCGTCGAATTCGATGTAGAGCAGCGCGGTGTTCGGGTAGCGCAGCTTGGCGTCGATGACCTCGGTGTAACCGGCCACCAGCATGGTGTCGGCGATCTTGTTGGTGTTCTGGTTCGGCGTCAGGCGGCGCACGCGGATCTGCCAGCCAGTGGTGGCGTCGGGCAGATCGATGCGGCGGGAGCGCTCGTAGCGCGTGGTGGTCTTGCCGTCGACTGCGTCCACCAGCACCTGCTGATAGGCGCCGCCGTCGGTGGCGACGTCGATTGCGTACTCGATGCGGTAGCCGCCGACGTTGCCCTGGTCATCCGAGCGTTGCAGAGCCGGCCATGCCAAGCGCATGCGCACGGCGGAAAGCTGGGTGTTGGTGATCGACCGCACCCACGGGGAATCGCTGCGCAGCTCAATGTTCAGCGACGTCTCGTTCTCAACAGACGGAATGCCCGGGATGTAGGTCTGATCCACCGAGCCCGGGCGCCAGTCCCACTTCACGTTCGGGAAGTTGTAGTTGCCGCTGGCATCGCGGATCGGCGTGTTGTCCAGGTAGATGTCGTAATCGGTCGGGACGCTGTCGAACTCACCCTCGCCCACGGCGATCAGCAGCTTTGCCAGGTTGGTCGAGCGCAGGCTGTCGCTGGCTTCGGTCGGCGACTTTGGCTTGCTGCTGCCGCCCTTCTCGCCGTGGATATCGATCTGTGCTGCTGCGCCCATGCTTTCCTCCAGGCATAAAAAAACCGCCTCGCGGGCGGCTGGTGTGCTGCTGTCCTGATTACACTTTGTCTTCAGCCAGGATCGAGGCCGAGATGATCATCCCGCCCCACCGGCGTTCGCCGATGCAGATCGGCACCGGGTTGCCGCTGGCTGTGGTGTTCTTGGCGCTGCCGAAGGCGTAGGACGGAGAATTCTCGGGGGATGCGCTCTGCTTCAAGCCCGAGGCTTGCGGGCTGAGCATTTGAATCACGCCGCCGGCAATAAGACCAATTCCGGCTGGGGTCAGGTATGGCGCCGTAAATGGAAGCGCGTAGGAGATTGCCAGCAGCACGACACCGACGACAGTCTGCAAAACCCCTGCACGCTTGCTGCCCTCAACGACTGGCACGATCCTTATTTCCCGAGTGCCGCCAAGATCCAAATCCGGCTCACCAACATTGACGCGGTTTCTGAAGACTGCAAAGCGCATCCCCAAAGCGGCTAGCCGCCTGATTTCAGATTCAAATCCATCGACTGTGCAGGTCAGAGACTTGAACGCCTCACGGCTTGAGCCTGAGTCAATTTGTTTGGAGTGAACTCTTCCAAACTTCTGCGCGAGAGAACCTGAAAGCTTTATGACCGTCATGCCGGTCTTGTAAGGAAATTCTGCCACTCTTGATTCCACCCATAAAAAAGCCGCCTCGCGGCGGCTTTAGATTATTTGCATTTCTGAAGCGACTCTCTCAAATCGCTCCTTCCGATTTGCGACCACGCTACTCTTTGATAGAGCTTTCCGACGGAGCCAGTTTTGGTCGACGTGATGTCAAGCACATCGTCTGTCTGCTGAGCGAAACCGCTCACGATCCTGTAGCCATTAGTTGTTTCACTCATGCTCGCGTTTGAGTTGTGCTCCTGCCACACGGGGAAGACGCACAGCGCCAGTGCTTTCGGATCCTTCGTGGAAGATACAGTTACTGCTGGCCCAGACGAGACCAAGTCGGATGGTGACGAACAACCGAACATCATGAACATCGAAGTGCATGTGATGGCGATCCGGATCAAAACTCGCAGAGACACCAGGGTCCTCATTTGTCTTTTACCTTGAGGCAGAGCATAAACCATTTATTTTCAAACTCACTTACCGCTCTTTTCTGATTTTCTTCGGTACGAAAGGCAGAGGTGCTGTAGGCGTCCTTGATAACTTCTGCTCCGAGCGCGTCGGTTGCTTGGTCTCCAGCAGTAGCTTTCATCAGTTTTGCCATCGAGACCTCGTTCTGTCGACTCTTCATGATCGACCCGGCCATTTCTGATACAGAAGTACAGTAACTCAGTGTTTCATCGGATGGTTTTGCGGCGAATACATTGCTTACAGTTAGCGCCAGCCCCGCCACTATTATCCCGACTTTCGAAATTCGCATATCGTTCCCTCGTTAAGATTTTACGAAACTCTATCACTAAGTAGGGATCAACACGAAAGCCTCGAACGGTCGGTGATTTCAGGTTTTGGGACACGCAATTCGATGCTCAGCGGGCGTCCTTGTGGCGCAGCACCAGTCGCGTGCGGTCGAGCCACGGGCCGCCGAAGACAATGACCTCAGATGGTCTTCCGTACAGGTGGTGCAACAGGAACGGACCGGGGCCGAACGTGGAAGCATCCTCACCTGGCAGAGCAGGATTAGTGCCAAGGAATATACCCGCGTGGTTCGGGTAAACGGTGCGCCCCACCTCCATCACGATCATGTCGCCGCGCTGCGGCTGGTCGACTCGGTAGAAGCCGGCGGACTCGTAGTTCGCCTCGTACAGGCTGGTATTTTGCTTGCTCTCCCACCAGCCATCCGCGCGCTTGAACGCTTCGAATTCCAGCCCCCACTCGCGCTTGTACCAATCGGCGCACACCTGCCAGCAGTCCCACGCCCCGTGCACAAATGGCCGTTTCAGCAGCGGCACCTCGCCGGTCGGCACGATGGTGCGCAGGTCACCTTCCGGCCAGCTCAGAATATGCCAAGGCATCGCGGTCGCTTCGCACATGGCGAGGTCACGCGGGGACGGCCTGCTGGTTGCGTCCGGATGCGAATGAATTATGCCGATTACTTCGCCTTCGTCTTCGGCCGCGGCGTACTGCTCGGGGTCGATTCGGAACTCTTCATTCGGCTCCGTCGAGATATTGATGCAGGGGAAGTATTGTTGCCTGCGTCCGATCGCCAGCAGCAGACCGCAGCACTCTTTCGGGTACTCGGCCGCCGCGTGCGCCTGGATCGCATTCAAGATGTGCTTTCGCATGTCAGCTCCGTGCGATCAGGGAAACGGCCGGGAAGCCACCGAACGGCAGCGGGTTTCCTTCGCCGAAGCGCGGAATGCAGCCCTTGCCCAGCGTGGCGTCGCATTGGTCAAGCTCAGGATTGTCGGTAATGACGCCGTCCTTCGTGAAGTAGGGCCCGGTGTAGCCACAGTTCGGCCCGCGATATCCGCCGGTGAGGCACCAATGGCACAGAGTGGTGGCCTGTCGGCCGATCGACTCGTTGCCCACGTCGCCCGGGCTGGCCAATTCCCAACTGACGTTCTCCCCGTCCTCGTTCGTTTTCTGGTCGATGTACCAGACCTCGATCGTCTCTTGGGTTGGGTCGGCCGTTGGGTTGCCGGCCGGGAAGTTGGCTGCATCGAGGTAGCTGCCGAGCGTGTGGCGCATCGTCAGCTTGAACTCGAGCAGATCTTCGAAGGCCAGGCAGAGCGCGGTGATCCGCCCGTTAACGTTGCCCACCGATAATGTCGGCCGAACCGCAGTGCCGTCGCCGTTGGTCTCGATGCCATCGATCTGCATCGGCCAGGCGCTGTATTCATTGCCCTGCCAGTAGATCGCCTTCGCCGGCAGCTGGTCGGCATCGGCGCCGGCGGCGATCAGTTCGGCCGGCGTGTGCGGGATTGAATGCCCATGAAAGCGCAGAACATCCGCACCGTAGTCAGTCCCGTCCAGTTCAAAGAGCAGCACTTCGCTGCCAGGCTCAAGCACCTGGATGTCACTGATCAGCGGCATGGTTGCCCCTTATGGAAGAAACGATTGGGTGAAGGTGGTGGCCAGCGTGAATACGCCGGCGCCGTTCGGAGTGATGGTTGGCGCGGTCGCACGGAAGAATGAAAGCTGCCCAAGCGGCGGCGTCCAGAAGAACGACTTGTGCCCGGCATGGCGATCAAGGAACGCCTTGATCTGCACCGCGACGGCCTCTTTCACGACAAAGGTCAGCGGCCACGAATCAACCCGATTGTTCGGGCCATCCCCCACTACCTGCTCGTAACCGCTGCCGAATTTAGAGCTTCGGTTCCGATACTCCGGTGCGCTGGTGGGAGAAATCAGTGGGCACCAGGTGAAAGTCTCAACGGCCATTTACGAGCCTCCAGATTGATCCGCCTACTGCGCTTTCTTTGGCGATTTCCTGTTGGGCACCGCGACGCGCAACGTCGGCGTAGGCTTGTCCGAGCGCCTGAGAATCCTGCGGCGTCGCGCCAGAGTCAGCACCCTGGATCGCGAACGATTGCTGGATAACCACGCCTGGCGCCGAAGGTGCGCCGCCAGTTCCAGAAGACGATCCGACGAAACCGCCATCGGCGTAGCCCTTTCCGTTTTTGTTCAATTGCTCGAGGTAGCGCCGCATGCCAGGCTGCTGAACCACTTCCTTGCGGATCACCACTTCGCCGCCGTGGACGACACCCTTCGGCTCGAACTTGCCACCGTCACCGGTATAACCGCCGTCAGAGAATCCGTATGCGCTGCTGTATCCGGCGGCGGTGCTGCCCGCCGATGCCGCGGCACCTCCGCCGCCACCAAACGCCGATCCGATCGCGCTGCTAGCGATGCCGGCAAATACGTTCGAGGCCGCCGACTGAAAGGCCATCTTGGCGATCATCTTCGCGAAACTGGTTGCGACATCCTTGAACGTCATGTCAGCGCCGAATGCCCACTCGACAGCCGAGTCAGTGAGCCCGTCATACAGGGAGCTGAATGCCTGCCGTGTTTGGGTAGTCAGGTCGCGGGCATTGTCGACGTAGTCGTTGAAGGCATCTGATGCACCATCGACCCAGCTTTTTTGCGCCTCGTCCTGACGGTTGTAAAAGTCCTGTTGCAGCACCATCCGCTCTGCCAAGGCTTCCTTGAGCAAACCGGTTTCCTTGTCGTACAGCTCTTTGGTGATGTCGCCGGCGTTCATCTGCTTTTGCAGATCCGCCATTTGCTGGTTGTAATCCTGCTGAATGGCAAGATCTTCGCGCAGCCGGTCGCGGGCCTTGTCGCCCATGCCGGCGCCAGCCAGCTCCATGTCGAATCCGGAACGCGTGGTGTCGTTGGCAGATTTGAGAGTGGCCGCAAACGCCGCGGCTTTAGCCTCTTCTTCGTTCGCAACCTTCAGACTTTGCAAGGCGTCGATCTCGGCAGCCAGGCCCTGCAACCGCTTTTGCTGTTCAGCGTTCAGACCGGTCAGCTTGCCGGACGCCAGTTCGAAACGGAGCTTGTCCGTCTCGGTGGCCTTTTTCTGCGCCTCGCCGCTGGTATTGATCAGCGCGATCTGCCGTTGGTAATCCGTAGCCGCATCGTCGCCGCGCTTCGCCAGAGCCTTGGCTTCAGATTCTGCAGCCTTCGAAGCCTGCAACGCCTCGGCGGCGTATTTCTTCTGAGCGTCGAGAGCAGCCTCACTGGCATCCAGTGTTTTGGCTTTGGCGATCAGCAGATCACCCTCGCCCTGCTTGAGGCCTGTAACCAGACCGGCACCAATGCGGGCAGCAAGCTTGTCAGCGTTGGTCTTCTTCCCCGACAACAGGATCTGTTCGTCGAGGTTTTTCGCGAGTTCCTTGAACGCCTTTGACTGCTCGACGGAAACCGGTGATTCGATGATGCCGTTGAGCACCTTGATCTGGTTGCCGTAGGCTTCGACCTTTTGGCGTGCGCCGTCCAGTTCGGCCTGAGCAGAAATCAGCGCCTCGTTCCACTCCTGCTGACGGGAGTCGTCAGGGTGGTCACGCAGCAACCGCTGGTATTGCGACACCGAGCTTTCCGCATCGATAGCGAGGAGCTGGGCATCCATCAAATCCTTGTTGATGTCCTGCAGCGCGCCGGCGGCCTGGTTCTTCGTGAACCCGTCGAACGACTGATTCAGCAAATCAACTTTCTGGCCGAGCGACGTTGCGGATTCCTCGGCATCGTCCCCGCTCATGGCGAAGTACGCCAGAGCACTGGCCGCCAGCAGGGCAACCCCTACCGGGCCGCCAAGCAACGCCATGGCCGCAGACGCACCACGCGCTGCAACGCCGACACTCACAAGACCAGCAGCGGTTGCGGGAGCCACGCCCGCCATTCGAGCCAGAGCGATCTGGTAGCGCACCGCTTCGACCTGAGCCATTGCGAACGCGGCGCCGCTTGCCACCGCACCAGCAGCAAGGCGTGTGGCCAGAACTACGGCCAGCGCTGTTGCCGCCTGAGCGGTAAGGCCTAGCGCAGTGCGAGCCGCCGGCGAGGCAAGCGCGGTGTTAACCGCTTCAATGGCGGATCGCGCGCCATCTAGACCACCCTCGCCAGTCAACAGCCCGGCAACGGTGTTACGCAACGCATCCAGCGAACCACCGAACGTATCGCGAGCAGCAGCCGCCGCGCCGCCGTAGGATTCTTCCAGCGCTTTGAGGATAATGCCCTGGGCGCCGGCGATATCGCCGGTCGACTCCATGGCTTCAGCGAGTTTCTTCTGATCCTCGGTGAACCTGAAGCCCTGCTTGCTCAGAGCGCCGAGGCCATCGGTTGGTACGTCAAGCGCCCGGCCGATCGTCTCAGCAGCCTGAACAACGCTCGTTCCGGTTCGGGCGGCCATATCAGAGGCAGACTTCAAGGCCCGCGTGAACTGGTCGCCAACGATGCCGGTGAATGCCAGAAGCGCGGTCTGCGCCTGGTTGATATCGCCGCCGGAAAAGGTAGTTGCTTTCTCCATGGCATCAGCCATGTCGTTCAACTGATCACGGCTGAACCCGGCAGCCTCGCCGGTAGACTTGAGCACGGCAGCCAGCTGCGCCTGTTCTTTCTCTGCGTCGCGAGTTTCTGTGATGAAACTGGTAAGCACGGCGCCGGCCGAGAAACCAGCAACCGCGCCGGCGATTACCTCGCCGAGCGCAGTCCATGCCAGCGACGCGACATTGGCCGATTCAGCGATGCCTTTGCCGGACTTGCGAGCAGAGGCCTCGGCCTTGTCGAGCGGACCAGTGAAGCCCCCGATGCGCGCGATCAGATCGAGCGTCAGCGTGCCCAGTGAATTGGCCATTTATAACTCCAAGTGAGACCACCCGTTCGGGCTTACAGAAGGGCTGCGCTCACCCCCACGATTTCATCGCCTCCTCCAGCGTTACCGGACGCTCCGATTCGTGCGGCATGAAGTCCACAACGGTGTAGCCACCATGCTGCGTGTGGGTGTTGGCATACAGGCTGGCCAGCATTGCGGTTCCGTATTCGATCCGCATGCCGAAGTTGAGAGAACCGCGCTTGGCGCGGTACCGATTCCAACTCCGGAACTCGGCCAGGCTTACGCGCTCTTGGGCTTCCGCGACCGTTGCGCCGATCGAGATGGCGATTTCGTGCCAGAGCTCGTCGGTGTCGGTGAGCTCTTCGTCTTTCCCATCTGCGTTACCTCGCCAATGGCAGAGAGCAACGCTTTAGAAAGTTCGCTGTTCAGCTCGCCGCGCTCCGGGTCAGCCTCACCGGTAATGTCGCCGACCGTGAAAACCGGAACGCCAGCTTCGTCGCAGATGCACGCGGCAATGCGGCCTGCTGCCCCGTCCTGTTTGCCGAAAGACGACAGCACGTCGCTCACGGCGGACCGATAGCCCAGCGGCCGAACGAAGACCGTGGCCTTCAGTTCGGTGCCGTTCTGGACCCAGACGATCTCTTTCTCGACGGGACGCCCGGTGAACGCCCCGTTCTCCATCAATGCCTTGATACTCAGCTGCATATCGGCGCCTTAAACGTTCGTGGTTTTGCGAATCCAGGCGGAGCCGCCCGAACGCTGGATGGTTGCGGCCGTGGTGACCACGGTGTTGGCGGAGAAGTCGAAAGGGAAGTCGGAGACGTAGCCGTCGAACACGTACCAGGTGCGGCCGGTCGGAAGCACGAAGTCGTTACTTTCAGCCAGTTCAGCCGCCGCCGTCGCACCGGTGCCCGCGCCGCCCGTGAGCGCAACAGTTGGAGTCGAGGTATAACCGGTGCCAGGGTTGGTGATGTTGAAGCCCGTCACCGAGCCACCGCTGATGGTCGCGGTTGCAGTCGCGCCGGTACCGCCGCCGCCAGTAATGGCCACGGTCGGAGCGGTGGTGTAACCGGTGCCGCCAGCAGTGAGGCTGATTTCTGCCAGAGAGCCGGCCACCGCGACGGTCGGCTCGATGCCAGTACCGTCCGACCAGCCGACTGCCCAGTGGATGTTTTCGATGCTGTCATCTTCGGACAACTGATGCAGGCGCACGTGAGAGGCGTTACGGGGATCCGCGTTCAGCGTCAACGACGCCTGACCTGGGGTGCGCAAGCCGCGCATGTAGGTGCGTACCTTGCCACTGAGGCAGGTGGTTTCGATCTGGTCGGCAGGGTTCCCGCCCGGGCTAAACGCAGTGGCGCATTCAATCTCGAGGATTTCAAACACTGCGGGGTTCGCAGCAGACGGCACGAGCGCGTAGATCTGGGTTCCTTGGGAAAGGATCGACATGGCATTCTCCAAATGTCGGGCACAAAAAAACCCGCACTCGGCGGGCTGGTTCAGGGGGTTCGTTATCTGGGTACAAGCCAGTCGATATCGAAGCTCGACCGGTAGAGCTTTGTCGCACTGTCTTTCGTTTCGCCGCCCCAACGGGTGATGTTGGCTTTGAGCTCGATCGCGCGTGCGATCGCCCGCGTCACAGCCCTCGCACCACCTGCCGTTGTGGCGAACACATCGACCTGAAGCGTGTAACCGTCGATGTCCGGCCTGCCCGAAAGGTAATTGTCTGGCGAGCCGGTTAGAAGCTGCCAAACCGCGTATGGCTTGATGACCCCTTCAGGCGCTTCGCCGAACGGATATAGACGTGTTGGCTGAGCGCCAAGCAAAGCGATGACCGCAGCATCTGCAGCGCACACTGCGAAAATGGGGGCGGTATTCATCAGCTGCTTCCTCGGGCTTTCTGCGCACGGCGAATAGCTCGGTCAATTGCTTTTTCGTACTGGCTCAAGAATTCGTCGGTCACTGCGCTGATGTGGTCGGCGAGGGCCGTACGCAGGAATGGCTGAGCACGGATCCGTTCTGTGCCGAACTCGAGCAGCCGCCAGTGCGGCGTTGGAGAATTTTCTGCCTTATTCCCCCCATCCTTCAGAACGGCCCCATGCAGGACGCCGATGCGAAAAGCTAAATCGCCCGTGGCTCTGAATCGGCGACCATTCCAACGAACAGCGATGTTCTGGGCAATGGATCTGCCGGTTTCCTTGTCGTCGAGTCGGGCGGCACCTTGCCGGGCGTTTTCCGCAACCAGCTGCGCAGCCCGGCGAAGTGCCGATCTGCCACCCTTCCGCTTCATGTCGTTGTTAACAGACTGGAGTTTCCCAAGAAGGGAATCAATGCCGATCAGGCTGAACTCAATGCTTTCAGCCATCATTCACCCCCTTCGCCACCAGCATCGTTAGGTACTCAAGGCCGGACACTGGATCAGGCATTGGTTGACCTTGGATTTCGTACACTTCGCCACGATGGATAATGCGCATCGTAGGTACGACACCGGGGCGGTATCGAATCACGACTCGCCCGGACGCTTCGGACTGGCCCGCCTGCGCTGCAATCAAATCGCGTGCGCTGAGTGCCGAAACCTCCGCCGGTACCTTTTCCCAGACGGTTTGCCATCCAGGCAGCATTTCACCTGTTTCTGGATCTTGAACCAGACCAGGCTTCTGGAAGGTGATTCGATGCCGCAAAGATCCGGCTCTCATGGTGTCACCACTGGATCAGGGGGACCCGACCAATTCCGAGACGACCACAACAAAGACTCAACAGCCATCGGCACCTCCGCGGTGATCGTGCCAACCACCACCGCTTCCCTGTTTGCATACGAGTGACCAATCAGCAGCAGCAGCGCCGCCTTGAAGCTCGCAGGAAAATCCCCGACTTCAACAAGTTTCGGGTTGTCACAAAACCACAGCGCCCAGGCCAACGCCGACTCGGCGTACAGGATTATGAGGTCGTCTTCGTCCTCATAATCCAGACGCAAGTGCTTGCGAATCAGCTCGATGGGGAGCAGATCAGCAACGGCTACGGTCATTTTTTCGTGCCTTTCTTTTGGCTTTGGCCTGCATCTACCTGAGGTTCGTCGTGAACTTCCTCTGCCAATTCCAGGCCGATCAAAGCCTCGGCATATTCGTCCTTGACTTCGCGGACTTCAAATTGGCTGAAATTGCCAGCGTGATAGTGAGAAAACTGGCGCAACGCGCGAATCTTGATCATGGCGCAAACGGGGCAGTTGCCTGCCCCGGCCTCGGTTAAGGTGCGGTAGCGAAAGGACCGGTGATGATCGCTGTTGGCCGGTAGTGAGCCAGGGCCAGACGTTCTTCGCAGAGGATGGTCAGCATGTTCTTGACGAAGTTGTCACGGTCTTCGCGGCTGACCTCAACGGTGGCATCCATGCGATCCCACACTTGAGACGCCAGATCGAAACCACCGACGGTGAAGGTACCCAGAGCCTGGGCCTTCGTCGCTACGACAGGCAAGCCCCACATGACCTTCGCAGCGAAGGCCGCCGGGCCGCCAAAAATGTAACGACCGTCCGCATCTTTCAGCAATGCGATCGCGTGCCAGTCGCGAGGGTTGAGGATGATGCCTGAGGCTTCAAACTCGGACTCGCTGGTCTGGAAAATTGCATGCGCAATCTTGTCAGCCCTGGTGTCGCCGGTAACGTTGAGGGTTGCGTCGTACGCAGTGGCGACCTTGTTCAGGCCGGTCAGGTTATCGCCAGTGCCGTCGCCGTTGAGTAACTGGCCCTCTTCAACCAATGCCAGGCCGAACAACAGCCGATTGTTCACGTAGGACTCAAGCATCGGAGCATCGTCCATGACCTGACGGGAAGCCTGGATCCAGTGGGCAATGGTTTTGACGTTCGCCGTTTCCTTGGTGAAAGTCAGGTTGGATTCAGGCTTGAGCGTGCCTTCTGCTACCGGCGCCGCACTGTTGGTGAAAATGTTCTCGCGAACATATTCAAGCGAGTTCGAGCTGATACGACCTTGAGCCAACAGATCGCGGATGGTCAGTCGGCGCAGCCCAGGCATCAGGATGCCGGCGTTGCGCTGTGGTTCGATCAAAGCGCCGGCGGAACCAGTGCCGCTGCCCAGTTGTTTGTTGAAGCTTTTCACGTCGACTTTGCCCGAGGACTTTCCGTCCCAAGACTTCTGCAGGTCAATCGCGGTCTGCTCGGCGAAGGACTTCTTCGTTTCCGGGTTATCCAGATTGCCGGCCGACAACTTCTGCTCGAGATCGAACAGGCGAGTTCCGGACTTGGTCAGCTCTTCCTGAACGGTCTGGAGATCGGTCTGCAACTTTTTGCTGATTGCACCGGTTTCGGTGATTTCTTTCTTCTGCGCGTCGAACAGTTGGGTCATGTTCGTTTGCGCGTCTTCGATTGCCTTTTGGATCTGGGCCAATTCGGACATGGTTCAGTTTCCTACAGTTGGGAAGGTTTTGAGGCGATTTAGGATCGCGGTGATTTCGCCACCTTCGGAATCGCTCCGAACTGCGGACTTGATCCGGGCAATGAAGCCCAGGGCTTGCGACTTCGAAAGTCCGGCCGAATCCCTCAGCCAGTGTTCTACGTCGCGAATGGTGGTGATCGACTCCAGACTTTTCATGGATTCGACGGTCGCCTGTTCATTCGCAGGGAATGTGCAGATGCTGATCTCGCGAAGGGCCTGCACATTTTTAAACGCGCGGCCGGTCCCGATCAGGTCGAAATCGTCTTTCAGAACAGTGAATCCGACAGACATGCCTTCGACTGTTTTGTGCTCCATAGCGGCGCGCAGATCGGTTGACACCGAAAGCCCGGGAGTCAACTCACCTCGCGTGAGCAAGCCTTTGCTGTCTTCTTCGAGGGACAGCCACTTGCCTACCGGCAACTCCCAGGTGCGATGGTTGAAGAACATCCCAACCTGACGGCTCTGGCTCGATAGCGCTTTCTTGAAAGCGCCAGGCATGATGATGTCGCCGTCACTGTCGACAACACCGAAGACACTTGCGTAACCCTCGAACGTCCCCGTTTTTCCAGACGAATCGAACTTGATCTCGACCTGATCAAAGGCCAAGGTCTTTTGAATATTGGACATTGGGTAGCTCCAGATAAACTAAACCCCGCTGGTTGCGGGGTTCGTTTGGCCGAGTTGTGTGAGCGGAACGTTTTGAGACTGCCGAGTGGCTACATCACCACCATCAACCGGTGGCCTGTTGTTCACACGACGCCCCTCATTGATTGTGAGCAGGCCCGTATCAACCAGAGTTTTCATGTAATTTGCCCGCGCCGTGGAATCCCCGCTCAAAAGCCCGTCGCGATTATGTTCAGCGTGGATACGACCCAGATCAGCTGGCTTGACCAGCCAGCGCAGGATGCAGCCTTCCCAGATTTCGAGATAAGCATCCAGGCTGTACTGAAGAAAACCAAGGTTCTGCTGTTCGATCCCCGACCCCCAACTGGTGGACTTTTCTACGTCGCCCACCAGGTGTGGCGGCACCCCGAAGAATCGCGCAATCTCGCTGACTTGAAATTTCCGCGCAGCCATTGTTTCAGCATCCTGCGGGCTGACACCGATGGCCTCGGTGGTAAATCCGCCCTCGAGAATCCACAGCCGTTTCTTGACTGGGCCGCCGGAGATCTCCTTGAAGTTTTCCTCGAGCTGGGCTCGCTGCTCCTTATTCAGGACCTTGCCATCACCGGTCATCAACAATTGCGGAGATTTCGCACCATTGGCGTAGAAGTCGCGCTGCTGATCCTCCATAGCCACCGCGACGCCGACCGTCTTGGCCGCAAACGCGATCGGCGAAAGCCCGACGAGTCCATTGAAACCGAACCCCTTCAGGTGAAAAATCTCACTTTGCTTGAAATCGGCGTACTCATTGTCACGGCGGTACCGGTAAACAACTCTCTTTCCTTCAAGCCGGACATCCATGTTTACTGACATAAGCGGAACGAGGCTGATGACATCGCCGACGCTGTTGCGCTCGATCAACGCGTAAGCATTGCCGTAAAGGCAAAGCTGCATGGTCATCGCGACGCGGAAGTCGAACGCCGTCATGAATTGGTTAGGGCTGTATCGCAGAAGTCGCGCTAACGTATTGTCCAGACCAACCTTCTTTCGGTCATCTCCATCGGTTTCAAATACGTCCAACGGCATGCACGCCGTAACACTTGAGATCAAGCGCACGCAGGCGAAAACTGTTGATATCTGTAAAGAGCGCTCATCATTGACGATCGAATCACCCACGACTCCGGATGCCGACACAGGGCCAGTCTGCGATCCCTTTTCCGGAGTGACGAGCCGGCCGCCCACGAAAAAGCTCGCCATGCGCGCCCAAAAGGGGCTGCGAGTGCGCAGGTCAATGCTGTAGTCGGTGTCTGCCATTACATACTCATCGGTCTGGAGAGGAAGTCATCGACAGAGCCCTGCACGTCTGCGTTAGCCAGGATGCGCCCTATCGTCATGATCAGCGCGACAGCGCCGTCGATCTTGTTGTCGTCACCCTGCTTGATGGGCCGCACCACGTCATCATTGCCAGGCATGTTCTTGCCGATCACGTTGGCGATGCACCAGGTCATAATGGGGTTCCCGTCGTGATGGAAACGGCCGGCTGTGATCGCCGCCTCGAGCTCCTTCATCGGGTCCGACATGTTCGTGTAGTTCTGGGTGATGGTGATGGGGTTGAAGCCCTCGTCGTCCAGGTCATGGCTCAAGCCAGTCGCCCCGTGCGGGTCAATTGGCGACTCGCGCAACGGCGCGTGGTGATTCGCCTCCTTGGTGTCCTCGAGGATTTCGCGGTAATCGATCTCGGCGCCATCGGTAACCTCCAGATGTTTGGAGTTCACCCATGCCTGGAACCGTTCGGACATGCGCTTGTTATCGGTGTTGAACGCGGTGTCGTACGGCACCCAGAATTTCGGGGCCACGCTGTAGTAGTGAGTCTTGCCATCGATGACCCGCCAGAACAGACGCGCCCGTGAGTTCATGTCCAACTTGCGCGCCAGGTCGAAGCCTGCAATCCACTCCTGCCCCTCGAACTGCTCGAGCGTGAGCGTGGTGTCTTCGCAGGATTTCCAGTCCTCCATGTTGAAGAACCCGGACTTCGCGCTCACCCATAGGTTGAGGTGCTTCGTTTTAAACGTGTTTGCGAACCGAGCCGAGCGAATGGCCCGTGCCTGCTGGCTCTCCAGATACTCCTGGAATACCGAAACGCCGTGGTTCGGGTTGGCCTTGGCCAGCATCTTCGGATCGGTCCAATCGTCGCCCTCGTCGAGCGTCC